GAGTATCTGCGTCTTCGTGTAGCCGGGGCTGGCGCTCAACGCCACCCACGACCCGGTGGTGCCACTTGAAAATGCGCCCGACGTGACGGTTATGCGCAGTTCGTATGCTGCTCCTATAGCCGCGTCCGGGTTACCCGTCCACCAGCTGAGCGCGTCCGGCTCGCCAGACAGCTCTCCCGTTGACGTCAGTGCGCCGTTGCTGCCGAACGTAATAGCCACGGTGCAGTCAGAGCCGATTGTAAGACCGTACACCGCAAGGTGCGGTATGTAGACGGAGTCAGCGGAGAAGAACTGCTTCCACGTACCGGATACGTTGACGTATCCCTCCGTGATGGCTTTCCACACCCCCGATACCTTTGTGTGCATCTCTGGTACTTGTTTCCAAGTCCCCGATACGTTGGCGTTAACTGTCACTGGTTAAGCCTCCCGCACCAACCACAGGTCCGTATCGGCACCGCCCGAAGGGGCGGACGTACTGACGGTGACGTTGCGCGTTGCGATAGACCCCAGTCCTATGGATGTACGCACAGTTGCCCCCGACTCGGCCACTAGACCGCTGCCGTCGCCTACGATGAATACGCCATCGGCTACGGACATACTGTCGATGAAGTTAAGACGGCCCGACTGGGCCTGCACATCAGTGCCGATTACCAACCCTAAGCTGGTGCGCGCAGCAGCCGCTGTGGTCGCACCCGTGCCACCGTTGAGGACGGGCAGGGTGATGAAGTCCCGTACGTAGTTGGCGAACACACTGGCCTGCGTTATCTTAGCTTCGTTCGATGCGCTGGAGTCTACGGTAACTACGTAGTCTATGTTCTCCAGTGAGTTGTTCGCGGTGAGGATACCGGGGGTGAACGAGAACGACCTGTTGGCCGCGATAGTACCACCGCCTGACAGGCCGGTGCCTGCCGTAAGAGTGACGCTTGTGTGGTTAACGTGCTCATTGGCGACGTAGCCCGTAAGGTCATTGTGCGGAATCTGGCTTACGGTGATCCTGCGCAGAGCGGCACCCGTGTGTATCATCAGGTAGTGAGATGACGACAGCGATGCCTCTGTCGTGGTACCAACGATGTCAACGACCATCGACGTGCCTGAGATGGTCAACCCGGAGTTAGAGCCTATGGGGTTGAGAAAGGCGTACGCTACAGCGCTGTGGTCCCAGAATACAAGACGGTCAGCGCCCGGCGCGGACAGCGCCGTGAAGGACGATGTAGGCCCAGTGTTGTCCGCCTTGGAACTTACGGCGGAGGTGATGGCTGCCAGCTCGGCGTCCAGCTCCGTGCCCTTGACCTTCTTAAGCGCGTCCCCCGGAGTGAGCGAGTCTTTCGGGCCGAAGAATACCGACTGCGTGTAGTTGCTCATATTAGTTCAATCTTCCCGCTTTAGCGTACAGAGCCAGTTGCTGGCATGATACTTGGTCGCCGTCGATGACGATGGTCATTCCTACTTTCACGTACTCCCCAGTTCCCCTACCGCCGACAGCCTTCTCGCGTATGTTCACGCCCCCGCCGAACTCGGCAGTACCCCACTCGCTAGCCCCGTACTCTCCGTCAGCGGAGGTACCGGGGTACAGCGTAGTAGCAGACTGGAACGTATCGTCGAAGTTGAACGCCCACTTCAGTACTACGTACGTGCTGGCTTGTATATACAAGAGGCCCGTCAGTCGTTTCAATATCTTAAGTGTGGGAGCGCCGAGGTCGGTCCAGCCACTCTCGTACTCGAATACGTACGTGGCCAAGTCGTCTAGGTAACCAGCGTAAGAGCCTACTCGCCCTGACTTGCTGCGCCACGCCATGTACAGCACGCCCGGCTCTGATACGTACAAAGCCTTCGGGACCAGCCCGTTCCAGATGCCCATGCACCGGAACGCGCCGTCCTCGATAGGAGCGCGGGTGTCGAATACGAAAGCTACGCCAGTCTCGGAGGTGCCGGACCCCAGCGGTAGGGAAAGGAGATAAAACCTATCCGCTGGGGAATACACTGCTCTGATGGATGAGGGGGCCGTCAAAGCAGCGTATCCGGCAAGCTCGTCTTGTACGTTTCTGGATATGTTGTCGAGTGGACTTGACTTCTCTTGTATCAAACGTCCTAGGCTATGGACACCAGTGTCATCCAAGAACCACAGGTCTCCCTTGACTGACGCCACGCTGTCGCGTGCTGCGCAGCCTATGCCGCGTATGATGTCCACGACGGCCATGTTGACTGGGTTGATACCCAGCTTACTTCCAGTGCCGTCGGAGAACACTACGATGTTCCGGTTTGTGAACACAACCAGAAAGTTATTCACCTGAGCTAGCGCTACAATAACGTCTTGGTCTCCGACCACGGACGTCAGGTCGATAAGCCCAGTATCGCCGCCAGACCAGTCCGTGAAGGACAGTAGCGCGGAGTAGCGGATCACCAGTGATGCGGATGTCTTAGACCACAGCCTGCCGAAGGCGGCTAAGCCTACACCCCCGGTGGGGGCGTTAGTGGTGGATACGTTGGCCAGCGCCGCGCCGTTCCAGCGAAGCTCAGGGTACCCAGCTTGGAAGCCAACAACCTCGTTGTTGAACACGACCAGCTGCATGTTAGGATCACCTACGGTGGCGCTGCCGGTTATGTCGGTCCACGTCGCGCATTGGTTCACCGACTTCCAAACCTTGTTGTCGGCAGTTGTAGCCACTACGTTCACCACGCCAGCGATGGTGCACTCTATCATCTGTACTATCTGGCCTGTCATAGCATCGCCGAGGGCAGTGATAGCTGTCCATCCCTTGCGCGAGGCAACCCTGTTGCTTGAGTCTATGACGCTGTTCTTCAAGGCAGTGGCCCACTCAGGGCCGAGCAGAGCGCCCCTTGCTTGTTTGTTCAAGCCGAAGAACCCCGGAAGGTTAAGCGGGAAGTGCTGTATCGGCGCTCCGCCGTGTTGGCGTTCAGTTGGCATCAGCGACGTACCCAGTCGTTGCGGTCACTTCTTTGTGCTGCGTTGATGTCCTTCTCTTTAGCTGTAGCCAGCGCGTTGAGGTAACGTACTTCTGCCATGCCTCCCGGCTCTCCCATCTCCTCGCCGCGCTCGTTCAGCGCGTACATAAGGGCCAGCAAGTACACCGGGCGTTCCGGTACTCGCAGCTTGTAGCTATCCGTGTTGCCGTCGCACAGCAGTTGCTCTGGGCCTGTCCAGAACCGCATCTTCATCGTGCGATCCGCCGTCGGTGTAGGCCACACTTCCAGGATAAGATCAGGCGGAGAGCCCTCTGTTAAGCTGCTTGGGTATACGGAGAAGTACATCGGGTCCGCGCCCGTAGCTGCGGGGTCGAGAGCCTTAAGGTCTTCCAGACGCTCTCTGGGCACGTACAGGGGGATTATGGAGGCACCCGTACTAGGAGACTGGGATACCCACACTTGTGGCACCACGGAGCTGCCAGAGCGCCACAGCAGCTCTGAGTCGTCCTTGGCTACCCTCTCCGTAGACGGTACGTTACCACCATCCGCAATGTACGTAGACAGGATGTACGTCGTCGTGCTGGCGGCGATGGCGATGTTGATCGTATGCTTCAATGACTCCCACGTGTGGTCGTCAAGAATCTCTTGGTAAGCGTCGGCTACGAACTGGGCTATAAGCTCCGAGTAGTCGTTGTCCGTGCAGATGGCCACCGTGTCTTCGCGCAATCGGCGGAGGACATCGTTAACGATCTCTATGTACGTCTTTGCCATCTGCTGCGCCCTTTCTGAATTAGTGGGGGGCTAGATACTCCCCCCGTAGCACCCGTTACAGGTACTGACTTACCATTACGCCGGAACGATAATGGCGATACCAGCTTCTGGTCGGAGAACACCGCCACCGAAGATCAAGTCTGCGGTGAACAGGTCAGACAACCACTCCTGCTTGTACTGCGTCTGCGTACGAGGAGCGAGCTGCTCGATGAACAACAGCGATTCCTTCTGGAAGAAAAGCGCTGCCCGCTGGTCAACTGCTGCTGCCGCGTCCGCTACAGTAGGACAGTTGGAGCTTACGTATACGGCTGCGCCGTACAGAGGCCCAACATACCCAGTGCGCATGGAGTTAGCCGAGCCAGCGTCGCCGATCTGGTCGAACACTACGTGGCGGTCGATGCCGAGCATCTTGCGCTTTTCGACCGGGGGTACGACCAACACGCGGCCCATCGAGGGCACGTTGTTGTCGTCCAGCTCCTGCACCAACAGGCGAACGCCTTCGTCTACGATGGTAGACGCGTTACCGGCGTTGGTGTTAGCCGCCGCATCCCACAGAACCAACGCGCTCGACGCGGGGGTGCCGATTACAGCTTTGCTGTACGCGGAACCTTCGACCAACGGCGAGGCGTGAGAACCAGCGAACTTGGCTCCCAGCGCGTGCAGGAAGGTGTCCACTCGCTGAGCCAGCGCAAAGCCAGCGTCATCCGTGTAGAACGCACGAACGCTGTCGTCTGCCTGAATGGCGGCGATGTCCTCGATCAGACGGGAGTATTCCCAGTGCTGGTCGATAAGGTAGGAGCTGCGCGTTTCCTGCGCTGCGATCAGAGTTACCTGAGTCTCAACTGCTTTGGCGGTAGCACTACCACGAGTCGGACGCGGTACGTGTACGGTATCGCCCTTCTTCTTGTTGTGGTTCATCACGATGACCAGCGGTCGCATAACGTGATTAACCTTGTAGGCCGCAATGATTTCATCCGACCAGAGTTCGCGGATGAATGCGGAGTTAGACCGAGTCCGGCTGGCAGCCGAGAGTTCGGTAGTAGTTACATGATCTGTACCAAGGGCCATTTAATGGGCCTCCAATGATGTGTATGAGTTAGTCGGAAATACGACCTTGCTCATAAGCAATCACGATTGCTTCTCGGTTGTCCGAGAGGAACTTCTCTGCCTTTCCGTCGCCTCGCTTGGCCGCCACGCGTGTGTCCATAAGCTCCCTTCGTGAGAAGGTGCGCTCACCGCCACCGCTGTGCGTACCGCCGCCCGACTCAAGAGTCGCGTCACGCAGCTTACTATCTCTAGTGAGCTGTTCCCGTGCTTTGGTGGCTGACTGTACTTCATACCAAGTCGATATAACTGAACGTGCCGCAGCAGCGTTGTTCTGCTGGCTAGCCATCAGTGCCGTCTGCAAACGGATCGGGTCTTTTTGGACCCACTCCGCAAACTCTGGCTTCTGTGACTCTGCGCGCCATCCGGGAAACTCCACGTCTAGCCGCCCAACATCTTCCGCAACCTTCTGCTGCGCTAGCTGTTCCTCCAGCTTAGCGATCCGCTCTCCCGCCTCTGACTCAATAACCTTACGAATAGCCGTGTCCGGGTCTGCGTAAATGTCATCAAGAGTCGTAGGCGTCTCTTGCTTTTCAAGGTCTTCTTCTTGCTTATCCGCATTCGATTTTAGCTGAATGAACTCGTCTACCGTCTTGCGCAGAGCCCCCAAGTCGTTACCTTGTTGGGAGAACTTACGTTCGAGTTCGACGTACGATTTAGCGATCTCCTCTGGCGATTTCCCTGCGAAACGCTCGGGAATTTCGGATGCTAGATTGTCCTTTCGGTCCTGTGCACCCTGTGCCGATTCGTCGATCTCTGCCTCTAGTTGATCCTGCTTCTTTGCGTAGTCAGCGTAGTTGGCCATATTGCCGCCATCCTCTATTCATTGAAGATTGCCCCTTGCGGGTCTTCGTTCCTTTTTATGGTGGTCCCGAGGTCTCGGATTGTCCACCATCCCCCTGCGATCTAACCTTGTATATACAAGGTCAGGTTACAAACACTTTGTTCTTGCCGAGCTTGGCTCGGTCTGCATGGGCATCCCTCAAGATGCCGTCGTCCGCCACGTCTTTGTTGGCGGACGTCATATCCTCTCCGCGTCCCCTTCTCTCCGCTGATGCGCGCCACTTAAAGGCCGCCGTCGGGAACGAGGGGTCTAGGCCCATCTTAGGGTCTAGGCGTGGGGCGGTCTTCATGACCATAACCCCAGTACCGTCGCATCTATTGCACTTGATGGTGTGCCTATCTTCTACGTAGCGCATCGCCTCGAACTCGCTGCCGCAGTCGCGGCACTCGTAGTCATACAGTGGCATCTTGCGCCTCCTCGTTGGACAGCATCGCTTCTACGGTAGCTTGAAGGAACAGCATTCCTTCTATCTGCTCAGCGCGTCCCTGCAACCGCAGCACATCGTCCGTACTCTTTGTCTTGATAGCGGTTATGCGTATGTAGTCCAGCTCCTCAGCCAGCTCGCGCATCAGCTCCTGCCACCCCTCCTGCTCGAACATCACGACCATAGCCATAAGGCTGGCCAGTTTCCTTTCATCCACGGATCACTCCTTCTTTTGTTTTGCTGCGGCCTTTGTCCGCTCTACGTCGTTGCGATCATACTGTGCGTTAGTTTTCCCCCTCTCCTCACGCACCTTCTGCGCACCCGTAACTGCGTTGGCGGCTTGGATATCTACCAAGTCGTCCTCTAGGTCTGCCACTATAAGCTCGTGCTTAGCCTTGGCTCTAGCCAGCTCCGCTTTTGCTAGTGCTTCCTCAACCTCAGCCTCTTTCAGGGCTACGTCTGCGGTCATAGCGCGGAGCTGTAGCTCCTGCATCTTATTCTGCATCTCAACCATCGCCGGGTCCGGCGGCTGGTTCATCAGCTCTATGGCCTGCTTAAGCTCCTTCTTGTTGGAGCTGGCGGTGTTCTCGAAGATGGCTTGTATGACAATCTTGCGCGCCGGGTCTTCCGGCTGTAGGTAGCCCAGCATGTTGTTCAGCTGGGTGTTCTCCACTTCCTTCGCCATGATGCCCATCGTGGCATTGACGGAGAAGCGCAGGTCTACGGGATAGCGCGCAGGGTCGAACTGCATGTAGCGCCACAGAGACTTGCGCACAAGCGGGTCGATGAACAGGCGCTCGATGTTCTGCATCGTGCGCTTAGATCGCTTGATGAACCCAGCCTGTAGCTGGGACATACCCGAGGCTGTTTCGTTCCGCGAGTTGATGCCGATAGGCGTAGCCGAGTCCATAGCCCCCGTGCCCATCTGGACCATGCGCTCCAAGTCACCGCTGTGCTGGAACGTGTGGGCTAGGATAGCCGGGTTGGCGAACGATATAGGCTCATAGATTTCCGACGGCTTTCCGCGTGTGAACAGTGTCTTTCCGGGACGTACTGACGTATCCGTGTTGCGCGGAAGGCGCGTGATGTCAGCACCCATCATCGGTGAGGTGATGAGAGCCAGCGTGTCGATACGGGCGCGCAGCTCGGCGTCTAGAGCCTTCTGCGGGTTGTAGCCCTTCTCGCATACGCCACGTCCCCAGAATTCTCCCGGAACTACGTCATGAGGATACGCCACGAAGGGGCGGTCCTCCATAGTGAACGGTGAGGCCACTGCTCTGAGCAGGATGGTCTCGTTTGCTATCGTAACGATAGCCTCTACCTGCCCCTTCCCGGACGAGCCGGGAATAAGACGGCTTGGCACTTTGCCAAAGTACTCCGTTATAAGTACGGAGTTATCTTCTGTTTCTACCCGTGACTTCTTTCCAGTACCGTCCGTGTCTGCCCTTGCGCCAGTCCACGCGTCAAGCGTGGCTGAGCGGTAGATGCCGTCCCGCTGCTTGTCTCTCACCAAGTGCAGGGGACGTATCGGCTCGTGCGCTACGTACAGCGCCTCGTCTATGGTGGTAGCGCCGGGGTCTATGACGAACTCGTCTGGACGCACCGGGGTTACTGACAGGGCTACGCGGTCGTAGCCGCGTTCCTTACCATCAACCATAGATCGTTCTTTCTTCTTCTCTACGCCCAGCTTGGCTATACCCGTGCCGTACACGGCTCCGAGTAGGAAGCACTGCGCGATGGCTGCGGGCACTTGGTCCATCTCGAAGTCTTCCAGCAGCTGGTCGCGGTATGCTACCGCGTCGTCTTTGTTATCGTCGAGTATGTCGTCCGTTATGTCGAACCACGCACCACGCGAGAAGACGGCTTCCTCGATCTCCGCCACGGTCATCTCTACCGCCTGCTGTAGGGCAGGCGCTATGATCTGGCTTCTTTCAGAAGGAACACTCTTATCCGCGCTGATGAAGAACCCGCGCCACAGGCGCGTGTACTCCTTCCATCTAGGAGCGTAGTTATTGTCGCGCACTCGACGACCGTGTCGAACACGCCCCATTACCAGCTCTACCAAGTCGCCGCCTTCCGGCTGGCTGTTGGCTCCGGGGTTGTCGCCGAAGGCGTTTGGAAGTGCCATCTATTATGCCTGTTGACGCAGAAGTCTGCGTACTTGTCTAGTGGCAGCTCTCGTAGTGCTCGGCGTGTACCCGACCAAAAAGGACGACGTAACCAACCACTTCTCGGACGCCAAGTTGAACGCCATAGAGCCTATTACTGATGGTCCGACTTCTGCAAAGTCGAAGGTTTCTGGCGTAAGAATCCCGCTACCGGATGAGATGTACATGTACACCTCGTCGTTCTCCTGAGCGCCGGAGGGCGGGTAGCCCCACGGCGGGGCGTCAGCTACGCCGAACGTGTTTACGGGGGATAGGTCAGACGCATTAAGCGCACTCAGCTCTGCGTCTGACAGGGCACTGTCCCAGACTTTGAAGCCGAGATAGACGCCGATGCCGAAGGAATCCTCATGTGCATTTGATGTGCGAGTGTTAAGTGCAACGCCGTACATATTCACATCCCACGCGGCCTTAGCGCCTGCCGTGGTGTTCGTGGCTGACGAGGCGTTAACGTAAAATATCAGCCCGTTCGTTGCCCCCTTAGACCATCTAATGTTCAGCACATCGCCTGCGGCCCAAACAAGACCGCTGATCGTAGCTGTGTACGCACTAGCACCGTCGTACATCCACAATTGGAGTCTTCCCGCGACCGTCCCAAACTCGACCCGTAGTTGTCGAGTACTTATTGATACTCCACCCATAGCGAAAATGGCTCTCGCTTGGGTTGCGTGCGGGACTACACTAGAGGAAAACAGCGTCTTCAGAGCAATATGCCCACTGTATTCATTGGGCTGCGCGGCCAGCCCCAGCACCGTCAGCGGAACGGGGACATCTTGGCTGCCAAGCGTAGCCAGCGCCCGCGTGACGGCGGCCGACGTGGTGGGTATGCCCGATGTGGCAACTGGGAGGGCTTCATCTTGCGCACGCCAGAAATACATGCCAGACACGCCGTCGCCCGACCAAAAATAACTATGAGGCGTCCCGGACACATAGGCGTTGTCGAGAATGTAAAATCCTATTTCATTGCCTACAGCCGTATATAATTCAAACCGGAACTGTACTCGATGGAACCCATTTTCCGCCGGGCCTATATATCCGGTCGCGGCACTGGACGAAACTACTGACTGGGTTGCTATATCAAGCACGATATAAGCACCACTCGCCGTATTCTCCCGGAAACCTATACGCGAATAACCACCGGCCTTAACCCAGATCGACACCGTTTGTTTACCGACCGAGTGAATGACGTTCACAATGGGCTTGAACCAGTGCGCCGCGGAGCCAGTTGTGGGGCGCAGAAAATCTGCCGAGGCGACACCGTCTGGCCCAATTATGGCGTCGACAATCGAACCGGCCCCAACTGCCTCTATTCCGCCTCGACCCCATTCTGTAACAAGGAAATTA